GCCGTCGCTGAAGCGGGCTATGTGGGTGTGCTCGCCGGACGTGCTGCCGTCGCTGATGCAGCTCGGTGCCGGGGTGCTGACCGGGGCAGGCCCGACCACGACCGCGGTTGCGCCGCCGCTGTGGCTGGGGGACATGTCCGCGATCGGAGCGCCCGGCGGGAGCGACGGCTCGGGCTTCAACTTCCGGCTGCTCGGCCGGCCGCTGCGGGTCACGGAGAAGGTGCCCTACCCGGGCTCCGGCTCGGCGGGGGCGATCAGCCTTATCGACCCGACTTACTACCTGATCGGCGACCGGCAGGCCATGCAGGTGGCCTCCAGTGCCGAGTACGCGTTCGCCAACGACGAGGTGGCGTACCGGATCACGGAGCGCCTGGACGGCCGCGGCTGGCTGCGGTCCGCGATCACTCCGGCCAACGGGTCGCCCAACACCCTCAGCCCGTTTGTGCTGCTGAACGCCTGATGGACTTCCGGGACAGCCCGCACTACCGGGCGGACGCGCCTGGCGCACGGCTCGACAGCGAGCCGTGGGCCAGGTCGTGGCCGTCCTACCTCGCCGCGGTGTTCGGCGAGGACGGCCGGGCACGGCAGTTCATCGCGAACGCCTGGTCGGAGCGGACCGGGGCGGGCGGCGGGTTCCTGGTGCCCGAGGGGCTCAGGGCTTCCGTCATGGCGTACGTCACGCCTGCGGTCGTCCGGCCGCGGGCGCTGGTGCTCCCCATGAGCACGTACAAGCTCCGGGTTCCTGTCGTGGACAACCCGTCGCAGGCGGGCGGCGCGCAGGCGCTCGGGGGACTGACGTTCAGCTTCACTGAGCAGAACCAGCCGATCGCCGCGTCGGCCCCGGGGTTCGCGGAGACGGTACTCGAGGCCCGCAAGCTCGCCGCGCTGGTGCCGGTGCCTGGCGAGCTCAACTCGGACGCGGCGAGGCCGCTGGGCGACTTCATCAGCCGGGTGGCGGCGGTCGGCTACCACTGGGCCGAGGACGACTTCTTCATCCAGGGCACCGGCGCGAACGGCCCGGAGGGCGTCATCAACGCGGCGTGCGCGTACAAGGTGACGCGTACCAACAGCGGGCAGCCGCCGGTGCTGCTCGACCTGCTGAACATGGCGAAGGCGCTTCACCCGGCGAGCAAGGCGGCGGGGTACACGGCCGGGATCACCGGCGTGGGCTGGCTGATCTCGGCGTCGGTGTTCGACTCGCTGCTCGAGCTGTACTTCCTGCCGGCGGGGACGACCCCTACCACGGGGGTGCCGACTACGCCGTCGGACTGGCTGTCGCTCGGCGACGGCCGGGAGGTGGCGCCGTCGATGCTCGGGCTTCCGGCGTTCGTGACCGATCACCAGCCGGCGGCCGGGACGCAGGGTGACCTGGCGCTGGCGGATCTCAGAAATTACCTGATCGGTGACCGGCTCGAGTTCACCGTTGAGCGTTCCGCCGGCGGCTCGGGGTTCGTGGCCGACGTGACGAACTACAGGTTCAGGGCCAGGGTCGACGGGCGTTACGCGGTCCCGGGCCAGGCGACGACGGAGACCGGGCAGACGGTCTCCCCGGTGACGGTCCTTCAGTAAGGGAGACGAAATGGCTGGTATGGAGGCGCTCGGGCGCCTGACTGACTTCTCGGTCGGCATCGCGCCGGTGGACTTGTCCGCGGCGGCGGTGACGGGCAAGCGGGTGTCGGTGAAGCGCACGTCGGGCCTGATGGTGGTGCTGTTCAAGGGCGCCGCGTCGTCGGGCACTGACCCGGCGCTGACCTTCAAGGAGGCGACTCTCGCTTCTGGCGGCACGTCGCAGAACATGGTGACTCCGCCTGCCTACTACTGGCAGAAGACGGCGGCGGCGCTGGCCGGGACCGAGGTGTGGACGCAGGTGACGGCAACCTATGCGTCCGGCGTGCAGACGCTGACGGGCCAGCAGGGCAACCAGGGGATTTTCGTCTGGGACATCCTCTCGGAGGACCTGAGCGCCGGGTTCAGCTACATCGAGGTGGACGCGTCGAAGGCCGGGACGGTGGCGCAGCTGGGCGCGGTGCTGCTGATCCCGCATGACCTGCTGTCGCAGCGCTTCCCGTCGAACCTGGCGGCGGCGACCGCCTGATGACGGACTGGCGGTGCGCAAGGTGCCGGGCGCAGGTGGCGCCCGGTGCCCCGCGCTGCCCGGAGTGCCCTTCAACGGAGTTCACCAGGCCAGAGGCGGAGGCGGGCGGGATGCTGAAGATCAGCCGTGACGGTACGGTGTCGGACTCGGCCGACGTGGCGGCTGCTGCCGTCGCTGACGTGCCCGCTGAGGTGCCTGCGGGCGAGGCCGTGGCCGCGCCTGAGGTTCCTGCGGCCGAAGAGCCTGAGACGGCCCCTGAGCCGGTTCCTGGCGACCCTGAGCCTGCTCCCGCGCCCCCCGCTCCGCCGCTGCGCACCCCGCCGCGCCGTGCCGCCCCGCCGGGGGCTCCGGATGCCTAACCAGACGGGCAGCTGGTGGGGGCTGGACGCGGTCTTCAAGCAGTCTCAGCAGGAGTTCGACGCGTACTGGTCGCGCCCGCCTGCGGACTGCCCTATCTGCGGTGAGCCGCTGACGCCGGGCCCGTCGACGCCGCGCGGTGCTGCCGTTCAGCTGTACTGCAAGTTTTCCGGTGACCACTCGTTCGTTTACCCGCGTGACTGGCATCCTCCGACCCGCCCTGTGACCGGCGTGGGCGCGGGGGCGGGCGGCCTGGCGTGAGCGCGAAGACGGCGGCCAAGGGCCACACGGTCAAGCACACGAAGACGTCGAAGGCGAAGAAGAAGACCGCGAAGCACGCGCCGGCTCACCACAAGACGGCTGTGACGCACAAGGCCACGGGCCACAAGGTGACCACGAAGGGGACGCACGCGACGCACGCGAAGGCGGTCGGCTTCGCGGTCGGCGACCTGCTGCCGGTGTGCGGTTTCGAGGCGGTCGCCCAGTCGCTACGGCTAGCCGGGCAGTTCGTCCACGATGACGAAGTGGCGTGGCTCTGGGAGCTGACGGGCGCGGACCCGCTCGGCGCGAGCGTGGCGGCGGCGCTGGACACGGCGAGTCTGCACGGGCTTGCGGGGCTGCGGCCACGGTTTGAGCGGCTGGCTGGGGTTGGCATACACGCGGCGGATCATCTCGCGCTGCCATTCGCTCAGGATGAAGCCGTTTCGGTCGGCCCATTCGAGGACTTCCTCGCCGGTGATCTCCACCTGAACCTCCAACTTTCCGGCCTGAAAGTTGGAACCAGGGCCTCGCGTTCCAACACAGCTTTCATCTTGCACGTTGACGTGCCCGGCCCGCACGCGGTGCTCGCCACCGCTGACGGCTGGTGGTCGTGGGGCGAGCTGTACTCGCCGTGGGCGGCCACGGTTGAGGCGGCGTGGGCGGTGAGCTGGTCATGACGCCTGCGGAGACGCTGAGCAACGCGGCACGGCTGATGCGGGAGCGCCCTGAGGCGTGGGTCGCCGCTGTCGCCGACTGGCTCGACTCCCGTGCCCTCGACGCGGCTGACGCCGTGTTCGCGGACGGGGTTCCGGGCTTCCGCTTCTGCGATGACCCGCCTGGCATCGAGGCGGCACTGAAGGTCGCGGGCGCCTACCTGGGCGGCGGTGATGCCGCGTGAGCATCTACATCAACCGGGTTGCGTACTGCAACCGCTGGGAGGGGATGCGGGCGCTGGACTTCACGCCGGGCATCGACGTGAACGCGGCCTGCGACCGTGCTCTCGTGTCAGCGGCCAGGAACATCGACGCGCACATGCACCGCGTCTTCTACCCGTCCGACGACACGCGCTTCTGGGACTGGCCGAACCAGGGCGGCACCGGCGGCGGCCAGTACGCCGACCCGTGGAAGTTGTACTTCGATGACAACGACCTGGTGTTCTTGTCCAGCCTGACGACCGGCGGCGTCACGATCACGCTCGACCAGGTGTTCCCGCGCCCGTGGTCGAACCCGCGCAAGGGCCTGCCGTACTTCACGAACATCGAGCTTGACCGCTCGACGTCGGCGAGCTTCGGCGGCAACGCGCAGACCCCGCAGAACAGCATCGCCACGGCCGGGACGTGGGGTTACGGGGCGGACGCCGACCCGGCCGGGACGCTCGCGGCGAGCGTCGGCAGCACCGACGCGACGGTGACCGTCTCGAACGGCTCGGTCGCAGGCCCCGGTGACCTGATCGTCCTGGGCTTCGGGCGGGGTTCCGCCCCGCTGCCGTCGGCGCAGGGCAACCACGCCGGGGACCTCCAGCCGTACCAGGGCGAGCGGATCCTGGTCACCGACGTGGCCGCGGTCGCCACCGGGCTGACCCAGTCCGGTGCCGGCGTGACGACGGCCGAGGACAACGACCAGGCGCTCCAGTGGACCGGCACCGGCGCGCTGAACCCCGGCGAGGTGATCACCCTCGACCAGGAAGACATGCTCGTCGAGAAGATCATCGGGAGCACGGCGACGGTCCGGCGCGCCTTCAACGGCTCGACGCTCGCCACCCACTCCAGCGCGCCCGTCTACGCATGGCGGCAGTGGCAGGTGCTCCGCGCGCAGCTCGGCACCACGGCGGGCACCTACGCCTCCGGCGCGGCGGTGTACCGGCACCGGGTGCCGCAGCTGATCCGCGACCTCGCCATCGCGGAGACCGGCAACCAGCTGATGCAGGAAGGCTCCGGTTACGCGCGGATGGTCGGGAGCGGCGAGGCGGCACACCCGGCGCCCGGCATGAGCCTGGCCGACAAGTGGGACGAGGCGCGGACGGCCCACGGCCGAAAAGCCCGATCGAGGGGAGTGTAAGCATGGCTGCCCGTTACTACGTCCTCGTCTCGCAGGAGCTTCTCGATGCCGATCCTGCGCCGAGATGGGAAGACGCCGGACTTCACCTGATCGAGCAGGGAATCCTCACCGGGCCGGGCACGCGCCTGTGCCGCTTCCTCGACGACGGCGCCTCCGAGGACATGGAGGGCAAGTCGGTTGAGCTCTCGTTCGCTCGCGAGCTCGCCGACGACGGGACGGCGCGCGCTTACGTCAGCGAACGGCGGGTGATCGGCTGATGCCCACGACCAGGGTCAAGCTTGAAGGCCCGCTGTTCGACGGAGAGGCCGAGAAGGCCGCCGCCGAGTTCACGGACGCCCTTACGAAGCGGGTCGCACTGTGGGGCCAGCTGACGGTCAAGATCGAGGCGCACGGCTTCGACAAGAGCGGCCGCAACACCGGTGCGGCCGCCGACGGCGTCGAGCTCGTCGGCCAGGGCCGCGACTGGGTGATCCGCGGCGGCATCCGCCAGGGCGAGTACAGCTGGCCGTGGCTTGAGGGCACCTCGCAGCGCAACACGACGACCCAGTTCAAGGGCTACAAGACGTTCTCCCGCACCCGTGCCCGGATGCGGAAGCAGGTCACCCCGTGGGCTCAGGAAGAGCTCACGAAGTTCGTCGCGGCGATGGGCGGGTGAGCCGTGGCTAACTTCTCTGCTGCCGACGCGGAAAACCTGTTCAGCCAGGTCCGCAGCATCGCCAAGAAACTCGGCGTGTTCCCTGCGGTGATCGGCCACGACCCGGAGAACGCCCCGCCGTCTGGCGTCTCCTTGTCGATCATGCTCGGCTCGGTGAAGCCGATCACGTCGAGCGGCCTGGATGCCGTCTCCTGCCAGGTGACGCTGATGGTTCACGTCTGGTCGTTCGCGAACCAGAAGCCGCTCGACGACATCGACCCGAAGGTGCTGGCGGCTACCTGCTCGATGATGGGCGCGCTCGCGGGCGGCTTCACGCTCAACGGCACGGTGCGGGACGTCAACCTGTTCGCCATGGACGCGCAGCCCGGCTACGTGAACTTCCAGGAGAAGGAATTCCGCACGGTCGCGATCAGCGTCCCGATCGAGATCAACGACCTCTTCGAGGAGGTGCCCTAAGTGGCCAAGCAGTCGGGGTTGTCCCAAAAACTTCTAGTCGGCGGCTACGACCTTTCCGGCAACGTGCAAGCGCTCGATAACATGCACGGCGGCCCGGCGCCCGGTGACTTCACCACCATCGACCAGTCCGCCCATGCCCGGCAGGGCCTGCAGCGTGACGGCGGCGGCGCGGTGTCGACGTTGATGGACCCGGCGCTCGCTCACCCGGTGCTCTCGGCGCTGCCGACGTCCGACGACCAGGTCATGCACATGATCAACCCGCTGGCGGTCGGCTCGCCGGTAGCCGCATGCATCGCGAAGCAGATCGACTACGACCAGAACCGCGCCGCGAACGGGATGCTCACCCAGAAGACCCAGTTCGACAGCAACGGC